GTTTGACTTGCAGAAGGTCCGTGAGGACATGGTGAACACAACCATGGGACAGCGCCTGAGTTCTGGTGAACTGAGTGTTGGACAAGCCACGGCGGAGTTGTCAATCCTTGACCAAGACTTCAAACCCTGGAAGTCCTCCCTGTCCCAGACAGCCAGCGCCATCGACTCCTTCAAGTTCACCCGTGGTGAGCAGGGCGGACAGATGCCTGAGCAAATCAAGCAGGGTATTGAACTGTATCGTCAGGTACGTGCCCAGTCCCCCACCTACGCTGACCGTATCGCTGGTCCCAACAAGGACCTCTTTGAAGCAATCGACTTCGGTATCAGCCAGTTCGGATTGACCACGGAAGCTGCTGCTCAGGCCGCTGCAACCATGAAGCAATACGACCAGTTGGACCCACTGACTCGTAAAGAGCGGGATGCTGTGGCAGGTGCTGTACGTTCTGAAGTCCTCCAACCAAACTGGTTCATGGACTTCTTCACGGAAGGTGCCAAGTATTCACCAGCGTTGAGTGCGCGGATTAACAAGTTGATTGACTTCTCGGTACAGGGCCTTGGTGCCACCGCTGCTGATACCTCAGAAAACTTGAAGACTATGCTCTCGGCCAACACCGTAAAGGTGGGAAGCTACGCCTACCTGAACACGGACATGCCGCAGTTCAAGGGTATCAACCCATACACTGGTAAGGAAATTTTAGACAGTGCGCGTCCCCGATATTTGGAGAGGATGCACAACTCCTTGTTGACAGCGGTGAAACAGTCATTGTCAAGCGATGAGGACGTTGAAGCTGACCGTATGGAAATGCGGAAGGTTGGTGCGAACATCCAAGTGTTCTACCGTGGCTTCCCAGCTACACGCCCAGATGGTCGCCCACTGGTTTACCCAATCAGCCTACTCGAAAAGGACATCCTGAAGAGAGAAGCTGATGACGCTGCTGGCTTTGTTGGAAATGTTGGTGGTAAAGAAACACTACAAGAAGCCGAACGAGTACGTAACCAAGTACGAAACCGACTAAACTAAGGTGACACCCTGAGGGGTGTTGCCCTCATGAGGTGAACTATGCAAATGAGTAAACAACAAATCCGTGAAGTTATCACTGCTGCGGCAGAGGAACACGGAGTAAACCCAGAAGTACTCTACAAGATGGCTGCTGTGGAATCAAACTTCAAGGCTAACGCCGTGTCCCCGAAAGGGGCACAGGGTTGGTTCCAGTTCATGCCTGCCACCGCCAAGAGCTATGGTGTGGATGACCCAACGGATTTGACTCAAGCTGCCCAAGGTGCTGCAAAGTACATGGCAGACAACCTGAAGAAGTACAACGGTGACTACGAGTTGTCCCTTGTGGACTACAACGGTGGCCCACGCGCTGTCAAGGCGTATTCAAAAGGTAACGGCTTTGCGGAGTCCATCGGCTACACCCAAAAGATTCTGGGTGATGAGACCGTAAGGGGGTCACTTAGAAATGCAGCGCCTACAGTTGAAGTGCCAAGTGCTGGTGCAACAAGGTCCATCACTGGTGGAAATGTGTACAGCGCCGACAGCCCAACACGTAACGCCGACCCTTTTAGTATTACCCGTGCTTCTAACATTGATGCTGCTGGTAAAACTTGGACGAACCTACCTGAGCGACTGGCCGATGCTGCCGTGCTTGGTTTCAAAACGGAGAACTCTGCTTATGCCTTCCTCACTCGCACCCCTGAAGAAAGCGATATTGACCTTGACTTTGTGCTTACCCCTGAGGTTGCCAAGCAATACGCCGCTGACATCCCAGAAGACAACCGCGAGTACGTTCTATCAGGCGGTTCGTTAAAGGCTATTCAGGCACGCCGTGAGCGTTACCTTGCCGCTGACAAGGACCGTCAAGAACTGTACAAGCTGGGAGCAGGCCCCGCCCTTACAGGTACCCTTCTGGGTGCAGGTATCGACATCCCCACTCTGGTGGGTTTCGTACCCCTGTTCGGACAGACAGCCACGGTAGCCCGTGGTTCACGTCTGGTGAACGCTGGTGTGAACGCTGTGGCTGCTGCCGCTGCTGGTGGTGTAGCTGAGGCGGTGGCTGGTGCATATCGCCCACTGCAAACCCAAGAAGACATCATGTTCGCTGCAATCGCAAGTGGTGTGTTCGGGGGTGTTGGTGGTTTATTTACCAAGGTATCCCCAGTGGTTGCCCCTGACGCTGATGCCTTGAGGGACACTATTCGCCGCCAAGCGAACCGGGAACTGGGAGAGGAAGTAATCCCCCCGGCTCCACGCCGTGAGTTGGTTGTGCGCCCACGTGATACAGTAATCGAAGGTGAGGTTCTTCCACCACTGGAACCCACTGGTTTACCCGGTAAGCGTGCCTTGCCGTTTGACATGGTGGAAGGTGAAGGTCGGTTTATTGATGACGCTGCTGATGGAATCGAAGGTCCCCGTGGTCTCCCCGCCCCGGCCCGTGACACTGAACCAGCAGGAATGACTGACCCTCTGGGTATCAAGGAACCCCGCAAGGAGGTACCTGAGGAAGCCGTAGAGCCTACCGTTGTACCAGAGAAGGGTGTGCTACCACCGCCACCAAAAGAAGAACCTGTGGCCGCTCCTAAGAAGTCCAAGGCTGACCCATGGAAACCTGAGTGGAACACTCCCCGGTTCACTACAGGTATGAACGCACGGCTGACATCCATCGGGAACAAGCGTATGCTTCGTTTACCTGAACTGGACAAGGTTGGTGACTTGGTTGAGTACGTCATGAAGTTCTCCCAGAACGATGCCATGAAGGAAATCCTGAAGAAAATCGGGAAGGTAACAAACCTCAAAGGTATCCGTGCAGAAATCATGGGAGGCGGTTTTAGTGCTGCTGGCGCTGTAACATGGCGGGGGGCCAATGCGACATCCAAACAATGGGAACGTATCCTGAAGTTGAAGCGTGGTGAAGCGGGTTTCAACGAAGAGACTCTGACCCATGAGTTGATTCACTACGTTACTGGCTGGCATATCTGGGCAGCGATGTCCAAACGTGGTGTACAGTCATCCAACATTGGTTTCATGGTTGACTTGCCTCAGGACTTGCTGGACAAGTTGGACCCAGCCAAGGTTAAAGTGGGTGAAGAACTGATTGACCTCTGGCGTGAAGCCCGTAAGCAACTCGGTGGTACATCCAACGGTGCGGACTTCAAGTACGGACTGTCTGACCCCCACGAGTTCATGACCATGGGCCTGACCAACCGTGAGTTCCAAGAAGCTCTGAAGTCCATGAAGTTCGGTACCACGAAGAAAACCATGTGGAACGCCTTTGTGGAAAAACTGAGTGACCTTCTGGGTATCACAAAGGGACAGGCCAACGCCTTCAAGGAACTGGTAAGTATCTTCGAGCGTATCGCTGACGACAATGCTGAAATTGCAAAGTTCGAGAAGCGCAGTGGTCGCGGGAAGTCCAAAGGTGTTGATGCTGCACAACCACTCCCTGAGGTTGAACTGTTCGCTCAGAACAACCCTGAGGTTGGTGACTCCGTGTTCGGCTTCGGTATGGGCATGGAAGACAGGCTGATGAACAAGAACATTCCCAAGGCTGTTAGGGTTCTGGCAGGTAAACTGTTCGGTACCACCAAGGGCTACAAGGACAAGGCCATCGCTGTAGGTGAGTCTGTCTGGGACCTGAAGTTGAAGTTGCAGAACGGCTGGCGCACGAAAGTGAACAAGGCTGGGTATGCTGGCTTCAACAAGTTCAAGATGGATGGAGGCTACAAACTCCACGAAGAGTTCAAGGCCAAGGAAGACTTCCAGCGTGATATGTACCGACTGCTCCATGGTCGAGTGACAGAAGCTGATGTACACCCCGGTGTTGTCGAGGCGGTGAAAGAATGGCGTGCAACCATGCGTGATGTGGTGGACAACATTAACAACCCAGCCAAGGCCACTGGTGGACAGAAGCGTGGTATGACCCAACGGGTAACCAAGGATGATAACGGTAACGATGTGTTGAGTGACCCTCTCGACTACAACGACAACTACATTCCCCGAGTCATCGACATGCAGAAGTGGCACCAGATGGCAAACGAGTTCGGACGGGAGTTCATGGACGACTTCTTCGCACAATCCTTCAAGCGTGCACGTCCTGATATGACTGACGAGCGTGCTGACCTTCTGGGCAAGTGGTACGTACAGGCGGTGGAGAAAGCCAAGCTGAACCAGAATGAAGACCTTTTGGATGCAGCACTGGCTGGACAGGATATGCAGTGGTTGGCTCAGTCTCTCCGTGAGGTGAAGATTGACGAGGACATCATCAAGCAATTGTTGAATGACCTGAACCCGGCAACCAAAGGCGCTGTCAACAACAGCAACTTGAAGTTCCGCTCACTGTTGGATGAGACTCTGGAAGTGACAGGACCTGATGGACGTACTATCAGCTTTGAAGACTTCTTCGATACCAACGTGATGAACCTCGGTGACCGCTACTTCAGCCGCATGGCTGGCTCTATCTCTCTGGCAAACAAGCTGGATATTTATGATGGAGCAGGTGAGGCCAACGAGATTGCCAAGGCGCTTGAGCGCGAACTGGGAACTTCCATTGATGACGGTTTGAAGCGCCGTATGGAGAAGGACCTGAAGTTTGCCTTTGACCGTATCATGAACCGCCCCATGGAAGACCTGACGAAGTTCAGTAAGTCTGCCGAAATGTTCCGCAACTACAACGTGGCTACCAAAATGTCCATGGCTGTGCTGAACCAGATTCAAGAACTGTCCCAGATTCTGGGTACGATGGGTCTGAAGGCGGTACTGTCCGCTGTCCCAGAACTACGTAAGTTCATGCGGGATGCGAAGACAGGTAAGCTGGACAACGACATGCTCAACCAGCTTGAGGAAATGATTGACGGTGCAGGTAATGACCTTATCAATCGAATCCAGTGGGCACCCAACAATGACTGGGTGAGAACCTTCGGGGACTCAACTGTAAACCAGTGGTTGGACAAGGCCGACACAGCCTCAAGGTTCATGGCCGATGGTGTCCTGAAGGTAACCGGGATGACTGGCCTGATGTCACAGCAGAAGCGTATCCACGCGATTGCCTTTATCAACCACTTCCACGCCGCAGCATTGGGCAAGAAGAAGCTGGCCTTCAGTTCTGACCGTCTTGCATGGATGGGATTGACACCGGAGGACTCAGGTAAGATACTAGGTAGTCTGAAGACTTACACCAAGCAGAAAGCCAATGGTCGTGTAGACACAGTGGACTTCACAAAGTGGCAGTCTGAAGACCCTGACTCATTCAGTAAGTTCATGACCGCCTTCCAACGGGAAGCGCGGAGAACAGTGCAGGAGAACGACTTGGCCTCAATGGTACCCTTCATGGGAACCACATTGGGTCAGACCTTCTTCCAGTTCATGAACTTTGTGGTTCAGGCTTGGAACAAGCAGATGATGTTCGCGGCAAACTACCGTGACATCGAGACTGTACAAACCATGTTGTGGGGCACGATGCTGTCCGCAATGACATATACCTTCCGCACCTATCAACAGGCGCAGGGTCGAAGTGAAGAAGAGAAGCAGAAGTTCCTTGAAGAAAACCTTGCACTAGATAAGGTTGTCCTTCGGTCTGTAGGCCGAATCGCTCAGGCTTCATTGATTCCTTCATTCATTGACACCCTGTCCCCTGTCCCACTCTTCAGTGGTATGCGGACGACAACCGAGAAGACAGACTTGTTGGCTAACCCAACGACTGACCTTATCTCCACCGCCATGGCGACAGCCAAGCGAATCGGGAAGGCAGCGGCAGGTGAAGAAGCAATGACTGAGGCAGACTATCGTGCTGCCCTGAAGATGCTCCCGATGAGTAACGCTATCGGAGTGTCCTCGGTGTTGAACAACATTGCGGCAGATTTGGCTGCTGACGTGGAACTTGAGTAAACAACTGGGGCACCTTCGGGTGTCCCTATTTTTTGGAGAACAAGATGGCTTTTAGCTTTCAAACTTATGTGGGTTCAGCAGGCCGGGTTGACTTCCAGTTCGACTTCCCGTACCTTGATGAAGACCATGTGCAGGTGACAGTGGATGGACTGGCGGCGCAATTCGCTTTCCTGAATCCCTCAACTGTACGACTGGCAACGCCGCCTGCTGATGGTGCCACGGTTCTAATCCGCCGTAGAACACCTATTGACCAAGCCCCTGTTGATTACAATGATGGTTCGGTACTGGCCGAGAAAGACTTGGACCGTGCTGTGCTGTACAACCTGTACGTGGTGCAGGAACTTCGTGATGAACTGGATGCTGACGTGCAGTTGGGAGAAGGTGACGGTGAATTGCTGAACAACGCCTCGTTCAACTACGACTTGGCCCTTTCAGTGCCCTACGCACCGGAGAACGAAGAAGTTCTTTTGAACATCGTCATGACCACCAACGTGCGTCTTGGGGTAAACGCTGGGGGTTCCACATCCTACGTTCGTATTCCAGCACTTGGTAGTAACGCAGTGTTCAGTCTACGCCGGAATGGTGTGGAGATTGGTACCTTGACTTTCCTTGCGGGTTCAACCGTGGGTGTATTCTCAGTACCAACCGAAGTGGTGTTCGCTGTAGGTGACCGCCTTGATGTTGTTTCCCCTGCACTGGTACCATTGAACTTCCGTGGTATGGGTGTGGTCCTACGTACACGCAGAGTAACGGTGGTGTAATTATGAGTTTCGTCTACATTGAGGGTTTCGACAACTTTGCTGTAAACCAAGACTTACGTGACGAGGGGTGGCAAAGTACCCGCTCTGACGGTGCGATTCTGGGAAGCACGCTGACGTTTTACTCAGGTAGACTGAATGAGCGCAGCTTCGGAAAGAACGTGACGAGTACAAACACCGATGGTTTCGGTAGGGCAATCCCTTCGGCCATCGGAAGAAACCTACACATGGGGTTCAGCTTCAAAGATGCTAGTGTCCGGGAAAATTCCACATGGGCAAGCGCGTCTGAGGTAAACTCACTGATTGTCACAGGAATGACCACCGCCAGTAACGGTACCTTGAAACCAATCCTAGTTGTAACTTACCTGCACCGTTCCAGACGGTTTGCAATTACCAGCAACACAAACACCAACATCACCAACCCCGGAAGTACAGCAGTAACACAGCGTACATTCTACTCCGATGCACCTGAGTGGTTTGACCCAACTACATGGAACTACTTTGAGTTGATTGTCACCAACAGTGGTAACGAGGCGTACCTATATTGCAACGGTGAGGCGGTGGCTAGTAACATCGACACCGGAATTACCTACGGTACTGGCGGTTTCACCTTCTTCTACTTCATTGACTTTCCCAACAGGGTGCAGTGGAGTTACCCTATTCATGGGCCTATTGGTAACGGGGAGTTTACAGGGAACGCCCTTGGGATTAACGGTCCACGAGCGCGGTATGATGATGTCTTCATCAAACAGTCCACCGCATTGGCAACCCCTCTGGGTGACTTTAGGATTAACGATGGTGCTGCAACAAGTGACTTCTCTGTGGAGTTCACCCCAACAGTGGGTTCGCTGGACAACTTCTCGAACCTTGATGAGTTGACCGCCGATGGTGACATTTCAGTTGTGTCTTCAGATACCCCGACAAAGACTGACCTGTACTCGCACTCTGTCCAACTGTCCCCTGTTGTGGTACCAAATACGGTAACCGTAAAGACCCGTGTAGTAGCCAAGAACGCTGTGATTGCCCCGGTTGTATTCTCAGGGATTATCTCAGATGGTCTGGTCACTGTTGAAGGTGGTCCGTACCTCATTGGTACAACCTACGGGTACCACTCTTTGACCTACAACACGGATGCCAATGGTGTTCCATGGACAAAGGCAACCGCAGAGGCCACGTTATTCGGCTTCACACATAAACCATAGGAGTTCTTATGTCAATCACTTTTATTGATGGCTTCTCTACTTACGGAGCAATCGACAAAGTTTACCAGAATGGCTGGACACCGACAGGTTCAAACCCTGCGGCCCTAACAACTGGTAGGTTTGCTGGTTCTTCAGCCATTACCTTTGATGGTATTCAGCGCGGTGTTCGCCGTAGCTTCGGCCAAGGCGCTGTTACTGAGTACTGCATTGGGTTTGCCCACCGGGTGAACTCATCTGATTCTAACTCAATCCGAGTGTTGAATCTCTTTGGGGAGACAATCCCCCGGTATATCCTGAGAATTCTTCCCGAGGGTGTCCTTGAGGTTCTGTACAACAGCAACCTTTCCAGTAGCCAGATTCTCTTGGAGACGCTGAGTTTAGGTTCCGGTAGTGCTGTGGTCAACACGGTAGGTGCTTGGAACTACATTGAGTTCCGTGTGTTCGATGGTACCAGCTTCCAAGTGTTCGTGAATGGTGTTCTTGACTTCGGGGGTACACTCCCCGACTCAGTGAACTTGTTCTCTTTCGGATTCGGCTACGACCCTGTGTTCCAAAACAATGGTAGTCAACGAAACCGGGTCACTGACCTGTACGTTAAGATTGCTGGTGGTATCTACAACGCCGACACGTTGCCCTTAGGTGACTGCCGGGTTGACGTGAAGGTTCCTGAGGAAGACGTTACCACACAGTTCATCCCTTCTGCTGGAACAACCAACTACGAGAACGTGGATGAGCGTGAGCAGGACGGTGATGCTACCTTCGTGAGTGCAGCCAACACTGGCGACTTCGATGCGTACCGCTCAACAACCCCACTTCCCTACAACCCCCAGAAGATTCACGCTGTGCAGGTAGGTGTAGTGGCCCGGAAGTCTGATGCAGGCTTGCGCCGTTCAGGTATCCGAGTACAATCCGCTGGTGGTACAGTGGTTACTTACCCCGGAGTCTCTTTGGGGACTGAGTACCAGCGTACCAACGAGGTTCTTGAGGTAGACCCAGATGGAAACATCGAATGGTCCAAACCAAAGGTCGATGCTTTAATCTTCGGCCCACGTATCGAGGTGTAATATGAGTAACCCTGTAGTCACAAAGCAGAACATCGCCATCGGATTCTCGGTGGACGCTTCCGTTGTTGACGTAAGGGTTACCTCAATCAACCTTCAAGTCCTTGCCAGCGTAGCTGCTGGTCTGGACAACCTTGTTCGAGTAACACAGGTCCCGGTTGAGGTACTCCTTACAGCTTCACCAGCAAAAGCCCCTTCAGTTTCCATCATACAACACGGCTGGAATCCAGACTTGGATGTTCCACCAGAACTTGAAACGGATTTAGAACCATGAACCATGAAGACGTGACCGACAAGCGGGTTACCCTGCTTGAGTTCCGCATGGAACTACAAGAGAAAGCGACTTCGGAACTCACAACCACTGTCTCGGCGGTGGACAAAGCCTTGGGCAACGTAGTACAGCAACTGTCTCAAATCAAATGGATTGCCATTGGTGGTATCGCCTCGCTGTTTCTGGCAGGTTCCCCATGGGCAAGCAAGATTATAGGATTGATTCTATGAGCAAAGCCTCAGAAAAGGTCCTCAATGACCTTCACACTAAACTTGCAGAGGTCCTGAAGGACGCACTTGCGGATAAGCACGACCCGGAGACTGGCGACAAGCTACCTCCCAACGCTGCAATTCTGAACGTGGCCCGACAGTTCCTGAAGGACAACAAGATTGAAGCTGGTTTGACCAACACAGATTCGGCCATTGGCTCTCTGGCGGACCTTCCAGTGTTCGATGATGACGAGAATGTGGTGCCCTTCAGGGCTTCCAAGTAACACGGTAAGGGGTGAGTATCCCCTTGCCCCTACCGATGCAACCAAGAGGCCCCTATGACTCCACAACAGCAGGAATACGCACGGATGTTGAAAGACTTCCGTGTGTTCATCTTTCTGGTATGGCGCAGTTTAAACCTGCCCAAACCAACCCGTATGCAAAACGATATTGCACTCTACCTTCAGCATGGCCCCAAGCGTTCAATCATTGAGGCTTTCCGAGGTGTAGGGAAATCATGGCTTACAGCGGCCTTTGTCGTGTGGCTGTTGCTTCGCAATCCCCAGTTGAAGATTATGGTAGTGTCCGCCTCAAAGGACCGCTCAGATGCCTTCTCGACCTTCGTGAAGCGTATCATTAACGAACTCCCTATTTGTGAACACCTGAGGACCAAGCCGGGTCAACGGGACTCCATGATTAGCTTTGATGTTGGCCCCGCCACTCCTGACCAGTCACCCTCGGTTAAGTCCGTGGGTATCACCGGGCAGCTTACTGGTTCCCGTGCTGATATTATCATTGCCGATGACGTGGAAGTTCTGAACAACTCCGCTACTCAGGCCATGCGTGACAAGCTCAGTGAACTGGTAAAGGAATTCGATGCGATTCTGAAACCACTGGACACCTCACGGATTATCTACTTGGGTACACCCCAGTGTGAAATGTCCCTGTACAACGCCTTGCCTGAACGTGGCTACGAAGTACGGGTATGGCCTGCTCAGTATCCCACCGCCAACAAGGTTGCAAACTACAAGGGACGACTGGCACCAATCATTACCCATGACATGGAGAATGGTGCAAACGCTGGTGACCCTACAGACCCTGTACGATTCACCCACGAGGACTTGATGGAACGCCGGGTCTCCTATGGAGCCGCAGGCTTTGCCATGCAGTTCATGTTGGATACAACCCTTAGCGACACCGAGAAGTACCCATTGAAGCTGAAGGACCTGATTGTACAGTCCTTGGCACTCGACAGGGGACCCTTGAAGTTGGCTTGGGCTGCTGACAAGGACTTGGCTCATACCGACCTTGAAGCCATGGGACTGACTGGTGACCGTTTCTATTCCCCCTTCTGGGTTGACCGGGAGAACATGAAGGAATGGGAAGGTACCGTATTAGCCATTGACCCGAGCGGTAGAGGCTCCGATGAGACCGGGTATGCCGTAGTATCACAGCTTGGTGGTTATCTCTTCCTGAGGGCTTCTGGTGGCCTCCGTGGGGGTTATACACCTGAGAACCTTGAGACTCTGGCAAACATCGCCAAGAACTACAAGGCCAAACAGGTAATCATTGAGGCCAACTTCGGTGATGGTATGTATTCAGAACTCATCAAACCTGTGCTGGGAAGAATCTACCCCTGCTCAGTTGAAGAGGTGAAACACCACACCCAGAAGGAACGCCGTATCATTGACACTCTGGAACCAGTGCTGTCAACCCATAGGTTGGTTGTCGATAAGGCAGTCATTGAGAAGGACTACAAGGACACCATGGTAGACCCATGCTACTCCCTGTTCTATCAAATGACCCGTATCACTGCTGACCGTGGGGCACTCAAACACGATGACCGACTGGATGCCTTAGCGATTGCTGTAGCGTACTGGTCAGAGTCCATGGCTCGTGACAACGACAAAGCTCTGGAAGCTCACAAGGCAAAGATGCTGGATGCTGAACTACGTAAGTTCAAGACCCAAGTAGTTGGAGCCAAGAAGGAAGCCTACGGTGGCTGGTTCAAGAACAACCGCAGGTTCAAGTAAAGGTAGACGGTGAGGTATGATACTTGGTAGTATAAAGCTACCGGGGGCACGCTTCATCGTCTAGCGATGGGGTCCACGATACAGACCGTTTGTTGTCTGGTAGTGGCTCAGGGGAACTTCATTGCTGGACTAATGTGGATAACACACTAGGACCCAATAAGAAACCTGTGGGAACCTACTCACCTGAACTGGTAACCTACGTGTATCTCCCTTTGATGGGAATGATTGTAAGCTGAACAACCTTGAGTAACACTACTCTGGGTCTAGTAGCCTTCCCTTCAGATAGACTATTGGGGTAACCACTGGGGGGTAGGGGGGCACCTCATAGGTTTCTTATTGCGTCCTAATATAGAGTAACTCTATGAGTATATCTTATAGAGTATCCCTACTGGGGTAATGACCATCATTGATATAAACTATCCATGACTACCCTGTAGGAAACCTTGTAGGCAACCACAAGACAGCCCACAAGATGATTCAGCTAGGTACCCCTTCGGGGGTGACCGCTCAGTGGACTGTAGGTACCTTCTGGTGACTCCCATGGGGTATCCCGTAGGGAGGAATGTTTATAGTGAAAAATGTGAGAGAGTAATCGACAAGATCGGGACAGTTCTAACCCCCCTTGGCACCCCTACTCTACCCACAAGACACCCCACAAGGGTAACGCGCACGCCTGCACGGGTATACGATAGGGGAATCCTATGGGTAATCAAGGGGTTATCATAGGGATTGACTATAGGGGAGACTAGTGGGGATAGTCAGGGGCTATGTCCTAGGCTATCTGTTCCCCTCAAGATACACCACAAGATGTAGTACTGGACACCACCGCCAACCACAACCTATAGTGTACCCTCAAGACAATCCACAAGGCGTATCAATTTTTTTTCTTCAAGGGGGTTGACAGGATGCCCGGAAGTGTGCACAATGGGAACCACTGATTCAACACAACAAGGAAATAGACCATGATTACACGTGAAGCCTTTGAACAAATGGACCATGCCAAGCTGGTAAACATGCTGGTATCAATTCAGGGCCTTATAGGTTCCCAGCGGTCCAAGTGGATAGAATTGAAACGTGGGGCTGAGGCTGAAGGTTTCCAGATTATGGCGACACGGTTGGAGGCCCGGATTGAGACCGCGAGCCACCTTCTCGATGCCATTTCGAGGGATGCCGAGTAACCCACAAGGGACCCGCAAGGGTTCCACTCTGTCAGGCTCTTATCAATTTTTTTGGTAGGGGGTTGACAAAGTGGAATTGTTCGAGTAGAATGGTTTCCATGCTGAAGAACACACTCAGCCGCTCATTAAAAGTTTAATCCAGCAAACCACCTTCAGGTGGGCGTACTCGTGAGGGTATGCTCTCAGGACTAGGTACGGGGACAGGCCGATTATCTCCGCACCTGAAGGCCACGTGGAAAATTCCCTTGATTGGGTAAGTACTGTGGGGGTTGACAAACTGGATTAAACGTGTATAATGGGCACCATGCTGAAGCGATTCAGTAAGTCGGAAAAGTGGCGCTGCGAAAGCGACAGGCCCTAGCTCTTTAACAATTTGGATAATGATGCGATTTTCTCTCACAAGGGGATGTCCATGGGTAAACATGGGCAAACCCTGAGGGGCTTCTTTGAGGCTTTTCAGGGTTTGTTTAATCACCTGTGAGGTAATCAAAATGGATTCAATGCAAGTATTCATTGCGGTCTGGTCCGTAGCGTCCCTGTACGCTGCCTATAAATTGTGGAGCATGTAACCATGGGAAAATTCCTTCTAAAATTCGCACCTTTCACTGTCACCGTGTACTGGGGCCGGGATGTTTACCGCCACAAGTCATGGACCCTGAAGGGTGCCCTTGAGTGGGTCCGCTGCTATCC